GAGTATCACGAACCTTTTTTCTACGACCTCTTGGCTTAACAATACCCAGCTTTCGCCTTTGACGTCTAACCATTCCGTAAGTAATATTTTCACCCGTCATACTACTTAGTTTATTGGCCAGTTCTTCATCGCTCAACAAGCTGATATTATCCCTAACAAACCCTATTTCTGCATCACTCCACTTTTTATAACTACCCATAAAATTGTTCCTTTTTGACAAAAGTGTACTATTAACTTAATATATAGTACAACATTGTTCACTTAACGCAAGGACAAATTATGAAACTTGACAATATTATTATGAGCGAACTAAAAATTATTGCTAGTGAAAATTTAGATGTTCAACACGATCTAAACTTACCAGACCCCCCTCAAACTCTAGCACAAATCATACATGAAGAAGAAGAAAAAGAAAACAACAAAAAAAGTTGACGAAAACGAACTATTAAAAGTTATTGATATTATCACTAAAAAGTTAGCTTACAAATTTAAATTTGGCTATCATGATATAGAAGATATGAAGCAACAGATAAGTATCTTTGCTTTAGAAGGCTTAAAAAATTATGATCATAAAAGGCCCCTAGAAAACTTTCTTTGGACCCACGTTCGCAATCGACTTTTTAATTATAAAAGAGATAACTATCAAAGGCCCGACAAGCCGTGTTATTCTTGTCCACTATTTGATAAAACCCTCTCTATCTGCACCAAATACTCTAATAAAAATAATTGTGATTTATACTCTTCTTGGAGCAAAAGAAACGAAAGCAAAAAGAACCTAATGCATCTTACCACCATAGAAGAAGTTAAAGATTATAGTAACATATTTTTTAGCAACGAAACATTATCCGCGGAAAACTCTGAGATACTCAAAATTTTAGATAGTGAACTTAGTGGGGAATATAGGTCAATTTATCTTAAACTAAAAAATGGTTCTAAAATAGCTAAGTCCGATAGAGATAAACTATTATCCAAAATACAGGAAATACTATGCCAAAAAAACGAGGACAACTAAGTTTAGACGAAGAAAAATTCATAAGAGATAATATAGACTCTATGAGTGTAGACAATATTGCGTCTCAACTTAATCGTAATATTGATCCAGTTAATAGATACATAGAAGAAAATAATCTATATGCTCTAGAAGAAAAAAGCGAAAACGATATACTAGTTCGAAAATTACATAGTAAAACTTTTTGGAACGAAATATTACGACAATTTGATAGTGAAAGTGGCGAACTAGAATATTTTGAGAACACATGGATAGGTTTAATTAAGCAGTTCCGCGAGGATGTGCTACCCGCCGAAGAACTTCAAATTAAACAATTTATTACCATAGATATTCTGGTTAATAGAAGCATGAAAGAGCGCAAGCGACATATTGCTGAAACTGAAAAATTACAAAAATTAGTGGATAAAGAATATGATAAACCCGAAGATCAAAGAGATATTCCACGATTGGCTAATTTAGAAACTCAATTAAGTTTTGCTCGTAATAGTATAGCTAGTTACACAAACGAATATACTAAACTACTTGGCGAGCAACAAAAAATAGGCAAAGATTTAAAAGCCACAAGAGAGCAAAGAATCAAAAGAATAGAAGATGGTAAAAGTAGTTGGGTTGGTCTTATAAGAATGTTAGAAGACGAAGAAGTAAGAGAAAAAGAGGGGCGCGAAATGGAAATTCTTAGTATGGCCACGGACAAATATAAAAAACAATTATATGATTATCACGAATATCAAGATGGCAAAGTTGATAAACCATTCTTAAATCATGAGAGCGTACTAGATGACTAGAAATTATCAAGATCCCCAATACAAAGAATGGCGCAAAAAAATATATGCACGAGACAACCACAAGTGTCAATGGCCAAATTGTACTAATACTAAAAAACTACAAGCCCACCACATATACAAATGGGCCGATTTTCCCGGTCTAAGATTTCATCCTCAAAATGGTATTACTCTTTGTAGACTGCACCACGAACTTATTAAAAATGATGAAGATAGCTATAGAGAATTTTTCACCAAATTAGTAACACAATGAACAAAGATCCTTTTATTATAATCATAGACACACGCGAACAAATTCCTTGGGAGTTTGGATATCACGAAACAGCTAAAAAGAAACTGGATACTGGAGACTATAGTATTGAAGGATTTGAAAACATATTAGCTATAGAGAGAAAAAAGAGCGTGAGCGAATTAGCCACAAATCTTAGCGAAAGTAGATTTAAAGATGTTCTACAAAGATTAAGTCAAATTAAACACTCATATATGGTATTTGAATTTTCTCTAAACGAAGTATACGACTTTCCGATTGGTAGTGATATTCCTAAAAAAATGTGGGACAAATTAAGAATTAGTGGAAATTATATAATTAAAAGATTAATAGAAATACAATTAGAATATAATATACAAATAGTATTTTGTGATAATCCATCAAACGCCGAGCGTTTTTCTGTTAGTTTAATGAAAAGAATATATGAACGATATAATAATAAATAAAAAAGTATTCGAAGACGCATGGCTTGGATTAGGAGATTTATCCAAAATAATCTTAGATAAAAATCCTATGATTGGACGATCCAAAGAGGATATAGAAAATCCAGATCTTCATTTATTGCGCATGTTACGAGATCCTAAATATTTTGGTAGCACATGCAAATTATTATTTGATATAGAACTTCATCCTATTCAGATAGCTATTTTAGAAGAGTTCTGGGTTCGTCCATTTCCAATGTTCATAGCGAGTCGTGGTTTTGGTAAAAGTTTTTTGATGGCGCTTTATTGCGTATTACGCTGCATGATGGTTCCTGGCACAAAGATAGTAGTAGTTGGTGCTGCTTTTAGACAAAGTAAAATTATATTCGAGTATATGGAAACATTATGGCGCAATAGTTCAATATTACGAAGTATCTTTACTGGAAACAATGATGGTCCGCGTCGAGATGTTGATAGATGTACCTTAAGATTAGGCGAAAGTTGGACAATTGCTGTGCCTATGGGTGATGGTAGTAAGATCAGAGGTCTTAGAGCACATATCATCATAGCAGACGAGTTCGCATCAATATCCCCTGATATCTACGAAACAGTAGTCTCGGGCTTCGCTGCTGTTAGTGCTAATCCTATTCAGAATGTTAAAGAAGAAGCAAAGAAACAAGCGTTATTAGAAGTAGGATTATGGAATGACGAACTAGAAGCTGTACAAATCAAAAAAGGTAATCAAGCAATTATATCAGGTACTGCTGATTATGCTTTTAAACATTTTGCTAATTATTGGAAAAGATATAAAAGTATTATAGAAAGTTGCGGAGATAAACATAAACTACAAGAAATTTTTAATGGCGAAGTACCAGATAGTTTTAATTGGAAAGATTATAGTATTATTAGAATGCCATACGAACTAATTCCCAAGGGTTTTATGGATGACAAACAAGTTAGTCGAGCTAAAGCAACTATTCATACCGGCATCTATAATATGGAATATGCCGCTTGTTTTACAGAGGACAGCGACGGATTCTTTAGAAGAAGTCTCATAGAAAGCTGTGTTGTTACTGATACTAAACCATTATTACTAAATGGTAGACAAATACTATTTGAAGCAGCTACTCAGGGTAATCCACAACATCAATATGTTTATGGAATCGATCCCGCCTCAGAAAAAGATAATTTTAGTATTATAATTATTGAATTACATCCAGATCATAATAGAATAGTTTATTGTTGGACTACTAATCGTAGTAATTTTAAAGAAAGACAAAAGACTGGATTAGTCAACGAATACGATTTCTATGGATTTTGTGCTAGAAAAATCAGAAACTTAATGAGAACCTTTCCACCTTATAAAATAGGAATGGATGCTCAGGGTGGTGGCGTAGCAATAGAGGAGGCTCTACATGATCCTGGCAAATTAGACGAGGGTGAACAATTAATTTGGCCAGTCATTGAAGATAAATATAAAGAAACAGATGATAAGTCGGGACTTCATATTTTGGAATTAGTGCAGTTTGCACGAGCAGATTGGACAGCACAGGCAAATCATGGATTACGAAAAGATTTAGAAGATAAGATGCTGCTCTTTCCTAGATTTGATCAACTAAGTTTAGTATTAGCTCTTGACGCAGAAAATAAAGATATTACTACAACTGATTTTAATAATATATATGATAATCAAAGTGATTGTATTTTAGAAATAGAAGAACTGAAAAATGAGCTTACAACCATAGTGATGTCTCAAACTAGTACTGGTTCTGGAGGTAGAGATAGGTGGGATACTCCAGAAGTTAAATTGCCAAATGGTAAAAAAGGTAAATTAAGAAAAGATAGATATAGTGCTTTAGTTATTGCTAATATGTTAGCTAGACAATATAATCGTTCCAATGAGCCAGTTAATTTTGAAATTATTGGTTCAAATTTAAGAGAAGGCAACAAAACTAAAAATAATGGAGAGCTATATAAAGGACCAACTTGGTTTACCAGTGGAGCGAATTATGATATATATAAAGGGATTTACAGATAATTGTGTATATATCAAGTATAAATCCATTACAATAGAATTATAATACAATTATGGAAGAAAATCTTAATAAAACTAATGCGGCCATTCCAAATGCAGAGCCTACCCCTTCCGAACAAGCTTATGTAACTTGGGGTGATGAAAATTTAGAAGATAAAAGAACCGCGTTAAATGAAGCTTCTAAAGCATTAGATGAATTTACTGTTATTCAAAAAACCGTAGCAAATAATAGTCGATATCGTCTAGATTTTAGTAATTTAGATGGTCCAACTAGTGGACGTCCTGGTTTAACTAGAAGTGACTACGATTACTTTAGACCAGAAGAAAGTATTCCAACTCATATCAAAGGAATACTTACTAAAGCTGATGTAATTTATAATAGAGTTGGATTAGTAAAAAATGTAATTGATCTAATGGGCGATTTTGCTTGTCAGGGAATTAGATTGGTTCATCCTAACAAAAAAATAGAAAGATTTTATAGAAACTGGTTTGATAAAGTTAATGGTGAAGAACGCAGTGAAAGATTTTTAAATAATTTATATCGTGTTGGTAATGTTGTTATTAATAGACAAACAGCTAAAATTAGTCTAAAGGTAGAAACTAATTTATATAAAAGCGTTGGCAGCCCAGATCTAATAGTTACGCAAGACGAAGCTAAAATAGAAAAAAGAGAAATTCCTTGGAAATATACTTTTATTGATCCTGTTTTTGTTGATGTAGTTGCTGGTCCACTATCTTCTTTTGTTGGAGATAAAACATATTCTATTGTTATTCCAGCGGGTCTACGAAAAATAATTAATAGTCCAAAGAGCGATGCTGAACGCAAGATCGTTAGTCAATTACCATTCGCTATTGTGGATGCGGCCAAAACCAGAAAACCATACCTATTAGATGTTGATAAAACTCTTGTTTTTCACTATAAAAAAGACGATTGGAAAACATGGGCATATCCAATGATTTATAGTATTATGGATGATATTAATATTATAGAAAAACTAAAACTAGCTGACTTAGCAGCGCTTGATGGTGCTATTAGCAATGTTAGAATATTTAAGCTTGGTAGTCTTGAGCACAAGATAGCTCCAACCCCAGCAGCTGCTAATAAACTTAGTAGTATATTACAAAATAATGTTGGTGGTGGTACAATTGATTTAGTATGGGGACCAGATATTGAAATGCTAGAAAGCAAAACTAGCGTTCATCAATTTTTAGGAGAAGGCAAATACACACCACATTTAAATAGTGTTTATGCTGGTCTTGGCATTCCTCCAACTCTTACAGGAACATACGGTGCTGCTGGTACTACTAATAATTTTATTAGCTTAAAAACCCTAACACAAAGATTACAGTATGGTCGCAAGGTATTAGCAGCATTTTGGAAAAAAGAAATCGCTATGGTTCAAAAGGCCATGGGTTTTAGATTTCCAGCAAAAATAGAATTTGATAGAATGGATCTTAGCAATGAAGAAGCAGAAAAAGCATTATTGATACAACTAGCTGATAGAAATCTTGTTTCTGATGAGTTGATCCAAAGAGTATTTGGTTTTGATCCGGATACCGAGAAAACAAGACTCAATAGAGAAGATAGAGAACGCAAGAGTAAACGTATGGTTAGAAAAGCTGGCCCATATTTTGATGCTAATTTTGAAAATACGGCCAAGAAGATGGCGATGCAACTTGGTTTGGCTACTCCTAGTCAAATTGGCTTAGAGTTAGATAAAAAGAAAAAAGGAGAAATGAATGCGGTCGAAATCAAAAGCCAAATCATTCCGCCAAAAATAACAGCCCCATCATCAAATATCTCAGAAAAACTACCCGGTCAACCACAACAAGGTAGACCAAGAAACAGCAAAGATTCTCAACAAAGAAAACAGAAAGAATTCACCCCACAAACTGGTGCATCTTTAAATCTTTGGAATATAGAAGCACAAGATAAAATATCTGACATCATAAATCCAATATTACTAGATTTTTATAATAAAAAAAATATGAGAAGTTTATCTCACACAGAGTATGATGAAGCAGAAGCAACAAAAGCTAAAATCTTATTTTCCATAGAACCTTTTGAGGATGTTACGGAGGACTTGGTTTTAGCAAAACTCAATACTATTAATAGTATTGACATAAATCATAAATATAATAAATATAAAGAATTTAATAAAGCTCTTAATAATGAAATAAATAGGCAACTTACCGCAGACGAGACTAAATATACTAAATCTTATTTATATCAACTGGTGTATTCATCTTAATAGACCAAATCTTAATAAAGAAAGCACCATATGAAAATTTTTGCATCTGAAATTCAAGACGGTCTTGAAGAGATATTATCGAGCAAAGCCTCTATCACTTACGCCTCATCAGTAGAACCGTCATCAAACACATTCTGCACAAAAAAAACAGATATTAAAGTGTTAGCCGGTCTAGAAGATAAAGACTTATATTATACTCAATCAATATTGGTAACAACTTCTTGGAATAAAAATGATGATGTATTTGATAAGGCTGAGGTTTGGGCAGCTAGAAATACTCCCATACATAAACCAACCAATCTAGAACATAATGAAGGTGTTATAGTTGGTCATATAACATCTAACTGGCCAATTACTGATAATGGTATTTTAATTGATCAATCTACGCCGTTAGAAAATTTACCAGAAAAATATCATATATTAACTGGTTCAGTAATTTATGTTGGTTATACCGAACCCGATCTAAAAGAAAGAGCACAGAGATTAATAGCCGAAATTGAAAATGGTACTAAATATGTTAGTATGGAATGTTTCTTTAAAGGATTTGATTATGGCTTAGTTAATAAAACTACTGGTGCTTATAAAATACTTAACAGAGGCGAAGACACAGCCTTTTTAACAAAACATCTTAGAGCATATGGTGGTCTTGGAGAATATCAGGACCATAAAATTGGTAGAGTTTTAAGACAAATAACATTTTCTGGAAAAGGTTTCGTAGACAAGCCTGCTAATCCAGAGAGTATTATTTTTACTCAAAATAATTTAAAGTTTGATAAGCAAGTTGCTGATCTAGAGTTAGTCAAAGAAAAAAATGACAATTTTGAAAATATAGGTGTATTTTCAAATCAAGCAAACCTAAAGGAGAACGATATGAGTTTAGAAAAAGAAGTTGCCGAAATCAAAGAAAAGATTGAAGCTATGGCTCAATGCAAAGACGCTATTGCTGAAGCAAAAAGTTTAGCTTCTGATCTAGAGAGTAAAAACACAGAACTCTCCGCTAAACTACAAGCAACAGAAACCGAACTATCTGAAGTCAAAGCCGCTTTTGATGCTGCTGTTCTTGAAAAAGAAGAAGCCGCTAAGAAGATGACAGAAGATATGAAGAAAAAAGAAGAAGAAATGATGAAAATGAAAGCAGAATTTGATGTTGCCAACGAAATTCTTGCTGCTTATAAAGGTAAAGAAGCTGATATGATGAAAAAAGAGAAGAAGATGAAAAGAATGGCTACTCTTCTTGAAACCGGCTTCGAGACTGAACTTGCCACAAGTACAGTTGAAAAGTTTGAAGGTCTTGATGACGCTTCTTTTGATAGTATGACAGAAGTTTTTGCTGCTATGCTACCAATGACAATGAAGAAAAAGAAAATGGAAGAAGAAGCAATGATGATGAAAAAGAAGGCTTCTGAAGATAATTCTTTTGAATCCGAAGTTTTAGAAACTGCTGAAACAGAAGAAACCATTGATCTTAGTGTTGGTAATGAAGAAACAGCTTCTGAAGTTGAAAATACAAGAGCTGCTTTAGTTGATTTTGTTTATAACAGACTAGGTAAAAAACTAAATAAGGGAGAGTGAACATGGCTTTAAAACCAGATCGTATCGAAGCATACACAGATATTTCGTTCTTCATGAACGAAACAGGTGAACGTGGTGGTATAGTTGTGCATCTCAGCGGCGGTAGTGGCGTAAGTATGGACGATGCCAGTGCTGTTGTAGAATATGCTGCTAATCAATCGGGCACTAAACCAGCTGGCTTACTTCTAAATGATGTTGTTAATCTTGATCTAACAAGACAACATATCAATTGGCATAAAGATGAAGTTCAGATTGGTAGTAAGGTAACACTATTGCGTCAGGGTCAGGTGACCACAAACGTAGTTAGTGGCACTCCAACAATTGGTGCCGATGCTTACTATGGTGTCAACGGTGTTTTAACACCAACTAGCACCAATAGTGTCAAGGTTGGTAGATTCTTAAGCACCAAAGATGCTGATAGTTATGTAAAAGTAGACATTAATATAACATGATAAGGGAGAAAAATATGGCCAATAAACGTTTTGAAGCAACCCCAGAATTAACAAATCTTCTTGTTCGTTCTGGTTCGCTAAATAAAGAAGAAGCTCTTGGCGCTAATGCTGAATTTGCCAAAGCTCTAGAACTTCCTCTTCGTCAAGGTGTTCTAAATGGTGATATTCTTGATGGTATTTTCGAGCCAATCGTATTAGCTCAAAGTGCTACTCCAGAATTTCCACTAGATTTTCTTGCTCCAGGTAGTGAAAAAGACTTTGTGGCTTATACCATTCCAAATCATGGTTATATTCCACAGCGTCATGTTGAAGGCGACTATGTCATGGTTCCAACCTATGACATTGGTGCTAGTATCGACTATCTTCTAAAGTATGCCCGCGATGCCCGTTGGGACGTTGTTGGTCGTGCTATGGAAGTTCTTGAAGCTCAATTCGTCAAAAAGATGAATGACGATGGTTGGCACACACTACTTGCTGCTGGTGTTGATCGTAACATCGTAGTTTTTGATAGTGATGCTGATGCTGGTCAATTCACCAAGCGTCTCGTCAGTCTCTTGAAGACCGTTATGCGCAGAAATGGTGGTGGTAATAGTGCTAGTAATAATCGTGGTTTACTAACTGATCTTTATGTTTCTCCAGAAGCTATGGAAGACATCCGCAACTGGGGAGTTGATCAGGTTGACGAAATCACTCGTCGTGAGATTTATGTAGCCGCCGACGGCACTCTTAACAGAGTTTTCGGTGTCAATCTACATGATCTTGATGAGCTTGGTGAAGATCAACAATATCAACTATTCTACGAAAACGTTCTTGGTGCTGCTCTTCCAGCCACTGACGTTGAACTAGTAGTTGGTCTTGATCTTCGCAAGAGAGATAGTTTCATTATGCCAGTTCGTCAAGAAGTTCAAATCTTCGAAGACGATACACTACATCGCCAAAAGCGAGCTGGTTTCTATGGTTGGGCTGAACAGGGTTTTGCTGTTCTCGATAATCGTAGAGTTCTTCTTGGCTCTCTCTGATCAGTTTTTAATGTGCTTAGAAAAGAAGGCTGGCGCTCGTCGCCGGCCTTTTTTTTTAGGTGTATATAATATATATCACATCATTAGCATAGGAAAAACATTATGCCAGCTAGTCAATATGATTTTACTATCGAACAAGGCTCGTCTTTTAGACTTAGTATAGTATATAAAGATAGCAATGGGAATCCTATAGATTTAACAAATTGGTGCGCTAGGTTAGTATGGACTACTAATGCTAATGTTAATCAAACATTTATAAGTACAAATATTGATTATAGTGTTTATAAGTTTACCATAGAAGCAGTATTAGGTAAACTAACTCTATTAATACCGCCTAGTACAACAAATGGTTTTACTTTTAATACGGCTAAATATGATTTAGAACTACAAAGTGACGAAGATTTTTACAATGGTGGTGGTAAAGATAAAGTTAGACTATTAAATGGTACAGTTACTATTAATAAAAGATATAGTAAGGTTTCAACAGCCTTGAGTTGTTCATAATGACTGATTTTAATATTCAAATATCAACTACAAATAATCAACTAGAAATAAAATCTAGTATTATTAATTCTTTAAATTTTAATGAAATTAACAATACAATTGAAACTATTTTATCAGAAACAATAAATAATGTTTTAGAAATAAAAAGTTCAGCTAACAAAATTTTAGAAATTAGCACATAAATTGACTGGGATTAATATTTTAAAAAATCAATAATTAATAGGAAAAATTATGTCAGTACAAATTAAACTAAAAAGAGGCAATGCTGCTGATTGGGTCAGCCAAAATACTACTTTAGCTAGTGGAGAACCTGGATATGAAATTGATACTGGTAGACTAAAAATAGGAAATGGAACCACTGCCTGGAATTCTCTGCCATATTCTTATATTATACCATCTGGTTTTGTGGCCGGTACTGGTATTAGTCTAAATTTAGGATCTAATAGTGGCTCATTAACAATTAATACTAATAATATTCCAACTAGTGCTATTAGTGGTTTTAATGAAGCTGTTGATGATAGAATTGGTAGTGGGTTATTTGTTGCTGGTACAGGAATTAACTTATCATATAATGATACTGCTAATAGTTTTACAGTTAGCGTTACTGGTGTGAGTTTTAGTGGCCACACACATACCGCTTCTAATATTACAGATTTTACAGAAGCTGTACAAGATGTGATCGGAGCTAGTGGTTTTCTCGTGGGTCAAAGTGGTATTACCATATCGTATAATGATGGCTCTAATACTCTTACAATATCTTCTAGTGGTTCTGGTGGCGGAGCAACAATATCTAACGCTGGCGATAATAGAATATTAACTAGTGATGGTACTAGTACGGGTATAAACGGAGAAAGTAATCTAACATTTGATGGAACCAATCTAAATGTTACTGGTAGTGGTAATTTTAGTCAAAACTTATTTGTAAATGGTACTGTTGTTAGTGTTAGTGGACATACCCACACGGCCGCGAATATTACGGATTTTAACTCTGCTGTTAGTGGGCTTATTCCTGGTCCTTTACAGGGTACTCAAGGAGTTCAAGGTATCCAAGGCTCAGACGCTAGTCAGCAGGGCATCCAAGGAATACAAGGCGAACAGGGCATACAGGGCATACAGGGTGAACAGGGAGTTCAAGGTATCCAAGGCTCTGACGCTAGTCAGCAGGGAATTCAAGGTATCCAAGGCGTCCAGGGAGAAGGAATTCAAGGTATTCAAGGTATTCAAGGATCCGATGCGTATATGCAAGGAACTCAAGGGATACAAGGGGAACAAGGAGTTCAGGGTATTCAGGGAGAACAGGGCATACAGGGTGAACAGGGAGTTCAAGGAATCCAAGGAGAAAGTATCCAAGGAATACAAGGCGAACAGGGCATACAGGGCATACAGGGCGAACAGGGAGTTCAAGGTATCCAAGGAGAAAGTATCCAAGGAATACAAGGTGAACAGGGCATACAGGGCATACAGGGTGAACAGGGAGTTCAAGGTATCCAAGGAGAAAGTATCCAAGGAATACAAGGTGAACAGGGCATACAGGGCATACAGGGTGAACAGGGAGTTCAAGGAATCCAAGGCTCAGACGCTAGTCAGCAGGGAGTTCAAGGTATTCAAGGGATACAAGGCGAACAGGGCGTACAAGGTATACAAGGCTCTGACGCTAGTCAGCAGGGAATTCAAGGTATTCAAGGGATACAAGGCGAACAGGGCGTACAAGGTATACAAGGCTCCGACGCATATATGCAAGGTACACAAGGCATACAGGGCGAACAGGGAGTACAGGGTATCCAAGGAGAACAAGGCGTTCAAGGTATTCAGGGATTAGATGGTATTCAAGGAGTTCAGGGTATACAAGGATCCGATGCTAGTATGCAAGGAACTCAAGGCATACAAGGAGAAGCTGTAATTATTAGTAATTATGGCGATGATAGAATACTCACAAGCGACGGAACAGCTACTGGTATTAATGCAGAAAGTAATCTCACATTTAGTAGTGGATTGCTAAGTGTTAGCGGAAGTGCTAGAATAGGAAATTTAGATTATATAGATGTGGATAATGATTATGTTTTTATTAGAAAGAACAATGATCTTATTATATTTAGTAGTGAAGAACTTATACTAAATAGCAGTGACGGAATCAACTCAGTAAGTTGGGGCGGTAGAAGTTTAGTTAATAACTATGGACAACCAAATTTCAATTGGAGCGGATCAGGAGTTTCTGTTGGTAGTGGCGCTCCACCGGTAGATGACTATGCTCTATATGTTACTGGTAGTGGTTATTTTTCTAACTCTTTAACGATTAGTGGTGTGAACTCTAATCTTTTTGTGACAAGTAATACTTCTGGCATAACTGGAGCAAGCGGTATTAATAATATGGTACAAATAAGTCAAGCAAATTATGATGCTATTGTTACTAAAAACCCAAACACAATCTATTTTATAACATGAAATTTTTTATCAATAATATTAATAAAGTATATTTTGGATCTAATATAATAAATAAAATATATATAGGAATAACTCTAATTTATTCTTCAACTTCAAGCTCAACAGAATCTTACGTTTTTGAAAAAAATAAAACCTACTCATGGCATTAGTGTATTTTAATCGATATCTAACAACAAGGAGAACCCATGCCTCTTCCAAATTTAAACAATCCCACAAAAGTTGAAGGAAGAAATATTATAGTTTCTAGCCTATCGACTTCTGCTAGTAACTATTTAAGTAATCCATCTGGTAGTAATGAAACTTTCCGAATTAGCAGTATTTATGCTACTAATATAGATGGATCTGGCTCTTGTGATGTTAATATTTATATAGTTAATAGTGGTGTAAGTCCAGCAGCAACAGGATATTTAGCTTACACAATATCTGTTCCAGCAGACGCTAGTCTTTTACCATTAACAAAAGATAGTAATACTTATTTAATGGAAAGTCAAAGTTTATTTGCTAGTGCTAGTGCTAGTGGAGATATTAGTTTAATTATTAATTATGAGGATATATCATGAAACCACGCGGCGGACTTATTGGATATTCGGTATCTCCTGCTTTCTATGTCGGTGCTGGTGGCGTATGGGATATTCGTGAGGCCGAATCTTTAAAACGAGAAAGTCGTTGGTCTGGTGGAGATATCGTATCTGACACGTTTACTGGTAGTAATAATACATCACTATCCTCGCGTTCTCCCGACATATTGCAAACGGGTGCTACTGGATGGACAAATCAGTTTGGCACAGCAGTAATAAATACCAATCAAGCCTCATTCAATAGTTTTACATACTATGACCCTTTTTCGGCGGATATCGGAATTGCTACAGTAAATGCAAATATTTCAAATTGTGTAGTACGATCTATTATTAAGTGGGGAGACAATGGTTCTGGATGGGGGTATGGTGGCATTATTATTAGATATCAAGACTCAAATAATTTTCTTGTTCTAGTTAGCGAGGGTGTTACCACCAACTGTGCCAAATGGGCTGTTTTTCAAGTACAAAGTGGCAGCCCATCACTATTGGTAGATTCGCAATCTCAGGGTTCGTGTCTTGGCGCTTTAGCGGGACAAACCGGCCAAATTCAAGTTACTATGAATGGTAGCAATATTACTGCTCAGTTCGCCGCAAATAGTACTACTACATTTACGCATGTTTTAAGCTGTTCATCTAGCGTTGGACTTTCTGCTACTAGATATGGATTATTTACAGCCTCGGCTCATAGTAACGCAAGATTTGACGATTTTTCAGTTAGATCACTATAATCAGTTAATATAAATATTTGATTTATTGCATAGTATCTCGCCTTACTCTATTATAGATTAAGGAGTTAATATGATTAGTGATATAGGAAATTTTAGCAAAAAAGTAATTCTAGATGGCGGTAAAATTGTGCCATTGTTAGTACAACCAGATAAAATGGTTGGGCCATCACTAATGAATCCATCGATACTAAATATAAATGGAAAATTATTAGTAAATTTACGCAATGTGAATTATGTTTTATATCACGCAGAAGATGGTGTTAACGAACACGTTTGGGGGCCATTATGCTATCTTCACACAGAGCAAAATGCTGTTCTGGCCACACATAATATACTTTGTTATTTAGATAATAATTTAGATATATTTCATAGTTCTATAGTTGACACAACACAACTAGACCAAAAGCCACTATGGGAATTTATAGGATTAGAAGATGCTAGATTAGCATACTGGAATAATAAATTATTTTTAAGTGGAGTACGAAGAGACACCACAACCAATGGTCAGGGACGCATAGAATTATCAGAAATAATTATTGAAAATAATAGTGCTAAAGAAATAAGCAGACAAAGACTACCAGCCCCACTGCCTAATAATTCTTATTGTGAAAAAAATTGGATGCCCATTGCGGATAGACCATACGAATATGTAAAATGGACTAATCCTACCGAAGTTGTAAGATACGATCCAAATACTCAAACCACAGAAACTATCGTATCCACAAAATTTCAATCGCTCAACACCAGAGATCTTCGTGGAGGTTCTCAGGTTATTCCATATAAAAATCA